AAATCATAGTCCTGCATTGCTAATAGTGTATCCATGTCTCGTTTTTGGTACATAGAGCTGACCTTAAACTTCTCTACCCATTGGTTAAATTCCATTCTTCTTTTAGGCTCAGTAGTAGACTGCACCTCTATTCCAAATTCATTTTTCATGCTCGTGATTTTAATCGTTAAAAATTATTTCATATTGCCTTTTTAGTTCTTGGTCTGTGTAGGTATTAAAACCTCCCTTAGAAAAGAAAGATACTGCCTCCTCTAGTACATGGCTATCTCCTATAAGGTAATCCAATTCAAACCTAGTCAGCTCGTCAATCATTTCTTCCCTTGTTGCGTTTAGTGTAATTGCCATACTTATTTATTTTCAGTTAGTTTAAATGTTTTTCCCTTTGGCTTTTTGTTCCAATAGTGTTTAATGTGCTTATGTTTCCCACACTGACAAGCATAATGCTCGTGGGCGTAGGTTTCTTTAGGAGCTATGTAGGAGCTAATCAGCGTCCACTTGTGTCGGTGTAGTAGTGATTTTAAGTTCATCTATTGAATTTTTGAGTAGTAAATCAAATGTCTTGACAATGTAAATTGTAATGGGCGTCGTTGCCTTCTGCTCCTGAGTCAAATTGTTATACTCCCTTTTCAATCTTTCGTAATTGTTTAGGGTAAATTCAGTCAGTGCGAATAATACTTTGTTCTCCATGTTATTTGTTTTTTGTTTATTAATTACATTTCCTTCGTTATCTAGCATAGGAGCTTTATATATCTCCACTGCAATCCAGAATAGGCACATAACATATACAATGCCTAAGATACTCCAACTTATCATATTATATCGGTTTTAGGCTTCAAATTTTGTTACGTTCTTCAATGCTTCTGCTAATTTACTATCATCATCTGCTGACGTTTCTTTGTCAATTTCTCGCATGATATAAAATAAGGTAGCCTTTTTAACCATGTCCTCAATATCTGCGTTACTATCCATTGCCGCTACCAATAGGGTAATAAGCTCTTGACCCGTTCCCTCAATGTCTACCGATAATTTGTTGCCGTCCTTTGTTAAATTGAATCTTGCACTCATGTTGTTTAGTTTAAATTTTTATTGATTTGATTTGTCTTGTCCTTTAACATATCGTCTATTAATGCCTTGCTAAATTTCTTCTTCATCTGTCCGAAAGATTTTGCCAACTTCTTAGCCTCTGCAACCTCTTGCTTAGTTAGTTTCTGCTTCATGTTATTCTATTTGGTTAAATAATCAATGTGTGCCTTAGCACTTGTTAGGGTAGCGTGTAGGCTATTATCAATGGAGCATGAATACTCCTCGCCTATCTTATAAATCCAATATCCTAAATAGTAAATTTTGTTCATGGCTTGGGTTTTATTCTGCACTCAGGTCGTACAGATTGTTAGATAATTTTTCGTCTTGGTGTTGATTGATATAAGACTCCACTACATCCCAATTTATGCCTATTTGGGCGTCGTGGTTATCCTTCAGGCTTTGCAATATATCGTCAGCCTCTTGCTCGGTTAAGGGGACGTCCATTGTCTTAGCTTTACTCAGCACATCTAGGGTGTGCCATGTGATTTGAATTTTCTTCATGTGTATTTTTTGGGTTAATAAATTAAATCGTTTGCCTTCTTAGTCTCCTCATTCAGCCACTTGTCGCATTTAGAACATATCCACTCGTGATATTCGTTGTTGTATACAATATCGTCAGCCACGACCATATCGTTGCAACACTCGCAATGTTGCATATTAAGGTCGTCGTATCTACTGCCGTAGCCTCTGCCATAGCCATAATCGTAGCCATGCCAATCATTATACTTTTTAGGCGTCTTGGTAGCCTTATGGGTATAAGTCTTGTTCATGTTACTGATAATGTCGCATACTAGTGCATAGCAATTGTATACATCTTGGAATACCACAATCTCGTTGTCGTCGTGTGGATTATAATAACCACAACTTATGTTAGCTACTGATAGATTGAGTCCAGACTCCTTTAGGGTGTATACATCCGTAAGCATACCACTCGTAGGAGTGTAGCCATACTTATTAAGTATCTTCCTAACATCTTTCTTAAAAGACTTGCTTTGTAGCTCAGTACCATAGATATTATCAATGAAATCGGAATTGCCTCGTCTATCGCATTGTAACACGAATCTGCAATCTGCAAACCATTCTAGGTTAGCGAATCCACTGCCAACACAACCAACCTCCTCGTCCCTAAAGAAAGCTACCTTAATACAATCAAAGTCAAGTAATGCTTGTAAGCATATCGCAATACCAACCTTATCATCCCCGCCACAACCACTAGGTAACATTAGGTCTCTGTTAAATCCTATTGCATACTCGTCGTTAGCTATAATCGTGAACGCCTTATCGTCTATAATTTTATGAACACTATCGGTGTGTGATACGATGCATGGGTAGGTATCTGCCTCGCCTTTAGTTATATAAATATTGCCGTCGTCGTAGATAATATCTAGTCCTAATCCTTCAGCAAAAGATAAGATATAACTTTCCATGCGTTTAGTCTCATATGAGTAAGATTGAATCCCTAGTGTGTTAATTAATAAGTTTCTCATTATTCTGCTTCGTTTAATGTTAATAAATAGTCCTCCTGATTTTCTTTGTATATGTCTTGTCCCTCTATGCATACCATATCGTCCTCGTGATACCATTCGCCGTCAAACTCGCATTTAACTGCGTGGTCTTGTAGGCAATAGTCGTCTCCTCCGTTGATTAATCGTGCATCTTCGGAAAGGATATAACCTCCTTCAGCCTCCGAGTGTACGCAATTGTCAGCTAATTGCCAATCTCCGTTAATATCCTCAACAACATTATCGTCGTTTCTCAAATACCAATCTCCTGAAACTTCAACACAATCCTCCTCTAGATAGTATTCTCCGTTAGCATCGGAAACACAATCGCAATATCTTACATATGAATTTATCCTTCTGCCGTTGGGTCTTGTATACTCCAAATGAATAGCATCTTCCTCGTCAATATATTCGTCCGACCATTCGGAATACACTCCGTCATTGCCCTCGTATGTGCCATCGGTGTTGGTTAGCTTCATGTCTCCCTCTTCATTGTTCAATATATAGCCGTCTAGATATTTCATGGTATCTAGGTAAGGATAGTAGTCGTATTCATCATGCTTTAGTCTAACACTAACAATGTTACTCTTATCGTGTGTGCTTCCGTTAAACATATCGTAACTTTCATGGTGGCAAGATTGAGAGGATTTGTAATAATAATCGTTATCCATTGCCCAACCTTTAAACGCCTGAAAAAGACTTTCATGGCTATAAATAGTGTCCATTAATTTGCGACCCTCTGTTGATACCCATAACAATGCACGACCTAATACCAATCCTTCGCAATCTAGGGCAATCAATAGACTACAAACCTCAGGATTTTTGGTGTACAAGTCTAGGTACTTTTGACAACTATCGTACCTCATGCAACTGCCAAATAAATTAGTCTCCTTCCCTAATACCTTTGAATAATTATCATCATGGTAATAGGTTTTAATGTCCTCTCCTGATACAATCTTAAACTCTATTTTTTGCCCTCTCCGTCCTCGTCTCCGATAACTGATATATAAGACTTAACACTATTGGCAAACTTCTCAAAGTCAGCATCCGTAAGCATGTTTAATCCGTCTGCATTGATTAACTTTCTAGCTAACTTACCAATTCTCGCCTCTTGTCGTCCTGCTCTTACCCATGTGCCATTGTCGTTAGTCTTATGCTCTCGTCCGTTAGGTAAATAGGTAGCCATTTCCCCTCTCATGGTTATATAATTGCCAAATTCTCTTGTTTGGTAGCCGTCTAGTCTAAGTATCTCAGCAACCTTTGAAACGTTCTTAATGTTGTCTAGCATTTCTCTAAATGACTTACTAAAGCTTAGCTTATTGGCTTCTATTCTAGCTCTCTCCTCTTCTCTTCTTATTTGTCTCTCTGCTTCCTTCTTTTCCTCCTCTGCTTCTCTAATATAGGTCTCTATTCTGCTAAAATCCCTAAAAAAGTTTCTCCAATATCTTATACCTTGTGTGGTATGTGCAAGGTCTAGTCTCTCTTCTAATGCCGTAATATAGTTACCTTTAACGTTCCAAATTGTCGTATAATGGTCGCAATTTTCTCCGTTAGCCTCGTATCTAGCTATAATCAATCTGTGGGCTTTTTCCTTCTCCAAATAACATACATATAATTGGTTTCTTTGTGGGTTAGGTAGGGTATTAATCCATTCAAGGATTGTTTTACCATTCTCGTCGTAAACTAAGCTAGGGTTATTAACTGCAATGTCTTTCAATTCAGCCGTTTTAATCTCGTGTAAATCAAACTCCCTATCGCATACCTTTCTATGCAAACTCTCCCAAAAATATCTACCCTCAGGAGAATCCGACCAACGGAAATGATTGATAATTCTAGAACAAAATTCTTCCTCCTCTCTTCTTATTCTGTCGTAGGCTTCCCCTAGTTCGTTAGTTCTTTCTAGGTTGGCAATAAGTCTGTCAAGGATAGTCTCTATCTCTTCAGGTAGTGAGATACTAGCTAAAATAGGTCTAACTGCTTCTTTGATTTGATTTTGGTACATGGCTATTATTTTTTAGGTTTTATAGAATCAATGATTGTCTTAACTAAAATTAGGATTGGTAAACAGATAACAACGATTGCCACAAATTCAGGTAGGGTAATATATTGTCCCATGATTAATTGTTTTTAAAATGTGAAACAATAGACAATACAACAAGCACCTCACTAACTAACATAACGTACAAACAAATAGTCTTAATAGGGTTATCCATTGTCGTAGATGCACCAACAACAAAGGAAATAGAACCAAATGTGATACCGATTAACCCAAAGATTAACTGCCAATTTTGTGTAATTTTCTTCATAACTAATTGATTTTGATTTGATTAAATGATAAACGATAACTTTCGTAGTCGTATTATTTTTTTTCTAAAGCGAATATACTAATAGCCTGTGGATAAATCCAAATATTTTACCAACTATTTTAAAACTTTTTTTACAAAGCATTGCATTAGGTAGGTGATATGAATCTAGGTTTCTACTCTTACCACTCTGGGTGATACTAACTAAAACTTTTCCACGACAATTAGAATCGCATTAGAAAAATAAAATAGCTTTCCCTTCTTACTAACGTTTGGAGATACCATAGGTAAATTGATTTGAAAATATATTAAGGGATTGAGACTCGCATCAGCTTTCCTTTCCCCTTCTAGCTATTGTAACAAAAAGAAAATCGCCCTGAGTCGTTCAATATTATTTTACACACCCCACTCGGTATAGTCATTTTGATTTGCACCCCCACCCATGCACCTAATCATCTATATGGGTCTCACCTAAGTATGCACATCTCACCTGTATAAGCACATCTATAGCTCCCTATAGTTTTCCCATCAATCTATTCAGTTAGAAATAAGTAGAGTACACGCTGTACGATTACGGCTTCGACTCACTACCCTCGTCTAGCCTATAGTAATATATACTGTGACACCCTTCAAACGCAACACAGTAATAACAAAGTGTAATAATAAATATTACAAAATACAGGGTATTGTAACAAAAAACGTTACAATGAATACCAAATTAATATGTAATAATTTTTATTATTTGTAACAATTTTTGTATATTTGAGACATGAGTATAACAAACTATGCAACCTATGAGTATAACCCTTTTAGGGTAGAACCAGGGTATTTGCCTAAGATTGGGGAGGTTAGTTCAGCAACTGCTGAGGTTAAGATGAAGAGAAGGGATATGGAAAATCATATTAGGATATACCCAAATGCATACGAAGACTTTCGCACATTAAACTCTATGGCTGTAAAAATACTCAGCTATATATTTAAGGAATTACATCATGACGTGGTTAGGTTAAATGTACCTGAGCTGATGGATGAGTTTGGGGTTACAGGTAGACCAACTATATATAGGGGATAGAAGATTTGTTAGAGAAGAAGTTTATTGGTAGAAAGGCAGGTACTGATATGTACTTTATAAACCCTGGGAAAATATACGGGAAAGACAGAGCTAAATGGTTTGACAAGACACTTGCGTTTGATAGTCAGTTTAAAGGCATCATGCAAACAATTAGCACCTACCCAACTATAGACAATAAAACAATTAACCATGAAAGTAACCCTTAGACTTAGATTTTATAAAAACATGCATAGGGCAAAGGCTATGTCCAAGGCTAGTTATATGCTACGAAGAGCCTTCTATTATAGCAAACACCCAGATTTATATAAATTATTTTTATGCAACAAATTTTAGGAATAACAATACTAGTATTAATGACAGCCATACTGATATGTTTAATTATACTTGTTGGTATACTTCTTATAGAAACAATAAAAGACAAATAACATGATTTGCTACATTTGTAACAGACAGGTTACTAAATCTCTGAAGGTAGATGCCCTAAACTTTGGGTACTGCGAAAAGCACCAAGAGATAGTTCAAATAGGGGTAGTTAAGTACATACTTACTCATCAGCTAGATTACCTGCATGATGCTAAGCTAAACGAGGCTATGCACCAAAGAAGTGCTGCCATGGTGGAGCTTCAAAAACAATTAGACATAGAAGAATTTTTAGAAAATGATAAGACGCAAGACTCCTATTAAAAGGACTCCCATAAAGAAAAAGAAGTCCAGTAAAACAAATAAAAAACTGGACAGTAAGGTTAAGGCTTTACAAAAAAGGAGGTAGGTAAAATTAAACCTTTACCAAAGCTGATTAAGGATGCCCAACAGGTATTTAATAAATATATTAGAACAAGGGATACTAACCTAGCTTGTATTAGTTGTGGTTCAGACAAGGCTAATCAAGCGGGTCATTGGATTTCAGTAAAACAATCTAGTGCCTTGAGATTTCACGAATGGAACGTAAATTTACAATGTGCTGGATGTAACCTATATTTGCATGGTAATCAGGTAATGTATAGAATGGGGTTGGTAAATAAGATTGGTGAGAAGGCGGTAATGGAATTAGAATCTATATATTTGAACAATAGGATTAAGAAGTGGACGAGAGAAGAACTAAACGACATAATAGAAAAATATGGCAAAGGTTAGATTAAAAATTAAGGAAGAAGACAAGGGACAATTACAACCTAGTCTTGAAAAGAAGTTAGTTAAGCGTTCAGTAGATGCAATGAATCTATTGGATAAGAAATATAGAGAAAAGTTAGATAACCAAATCAAAAGCAAGTGGCAAAAGTAAGAATGATAAAAAGAAAAGACGGTAGCTATTCTCGTAGGGGACTATGGGATAATATTCGTGCTGCCGCAGGTAGTGGTAAAAAACCTACCAAGGAAATGTTAAAACAAGAAAAGAAAATAAAAGCTAAATCTAAATAACATGGCAGGTGCATGGCAACGTTCCGAGGGTAAAAATCCAAAAGGTGGATTGAATGCAAAAGGCAGAGCCTCCTATAATAAACAAACAGGTGGCAATTTAAAAGCACCAGTAAAGTCTGGGGTTAATCCTCGTAGGGTTTCATTTGCTGCAAGATTTGCAGGAATGGCTGGCCCAATGAAAAACCAAATGGTGAACCAACTAGGAAAGCCTTAGCCTTAAAAGCCTGGGGTTTTAGTTCTCCTGCACAAGCTAGGGCATTCGCTAATAAACATAAAAAGAAAAAATAATGGCAAAGGTAAAAATGAAGAAGAAAGAAACTATGGAAACTGCTCCTGCTTCTAAACAAAAGAAGGTAATGGCACAGGCTAGAGCTGAACAAGAAAGAATCTCTAAGCAAAGCCACGAGAGTGCTATGTACTATATGAAAAAGAAACCATAATGGCATTATCTAAATCAGCTAAATATTTCCGTAATAACCCAGAGGCTCGTAAAAAGAAAAACAAGTACAACAAGGAATACCATGCTACTCCTGAAAGAAAAAAGTACAGGGTAAAACTTAACAAGGCTAATAGACAAGCAGGTACTTACGGCAATGGAGATGGTAAGGATATGAGCCATGCAAAGTCTGGAAAGTTGGTGAAAGAAAGCGCATCAACTAACAGAGCCAGAAATGGTAAGGACGGAAGTTCAACTAAAAAATAAAACATGAAAGCAAAAAGAAAGCAGCTTATTGTAAAGTCATACAATGAGCAAAAAGAAACGCACGAGGTAAAAATGCCAGACGGTAATTCTATCAGACTATATATTGGTAGAAGGTATGGCGAAAACAGCAGAGAACAAAACCCTGTAGTATGTGAAGTCCTAAGCGTAGGCGAAGGCATTAGCACTGTTAAAGAAGGTGACTTGTTAATTGTACATCACAACATCCTAACAAACGAAGGTCAGATTATTAAGACTAATCTTGCTGAACAATGGACTATCCTTGCTATACATTTTGACATGACGGTGTATGCAATCATTAATAAGGATGGCAGTCTAACTCCATTGAATGGTAATTACATAGGAGAGAGAATTAAAAAACCAGCAGTAAGTCAAACAATACATTCTCCATTTGAGGAAACATTAGATACGGAATTTATGATATTAGAAGTTCCTGAAGATGCTTTTGTCAATAAAGGAGATAGAGTTTTATGTTATAAATATTCTGATTATGAAATGGTATATCACTACAACAACGAAGAGAGACGTGCAATACGTTTATGGAAAGAAGACATCCTTGGAGTTGTCGAGCAAGATGTATAAATTTGGCTATGCGCCAAGCTTTACTTATTAATAAAACAAATGCTCGTAGTCTGCCAATAAGTATACAAGATATATCTGATTTGGATAATGAAGATTTTTTACCTCAGGTATGGTAATGTTTTTTGATAAGGACAACGAGTTGGTTTTATTTGCCTGTAGCTACGAAGATGTATTGACATTGTCAAAAGATATTGTAACTGATTATGTATACGGATATCACATAGTTAAGGATTTAGATAAGCCATATTCGGAGGTAGAGGTAGACATGATGTATGACGCACTTTGCAATAACGCCATGTCAATAATATTAACAAACAGACCAGAGAAAATAGAAGCACAAATATGTCTCAATTAGAAGAAGAAAACAAAGCACTGAAAGCAAAGCTATTATCCTATCAGCAAGATGGGATGTATGCCTTATTCTTTTCACTCAACAGAAAGCTAAACGAGTTATCAGCCTCGTTAAATAACTTTGAACTAGACCTAAGCTCAGACGACAAGAGCTTTGACAGATTCCAAAAACTAACCTCAAGTCTTAAGGATATGGTAGAGTCTGTTACATGGTTGAGAGTTAACTATCTTAAGATGGATGAAGAGGAAGCTAAGGATGCTGGGAAAAAGGTGTGCCTTTAATAGAACAGCTAATCAATGAAAACAAATCTAAAAAGTAAAATGGTGTTGCCTGTAAAGGTAACCCTAACAAAGAAAGACCTAGAAAGCTACGCTAACGAACCACTAAAAGAACAGGTTAAGGTATACAAGAAACAACTAGCTTCTAGGAACAAGTACATTAAGAAACTCCACGAGAGCATTAAAAGCAAGCGAAATATTGTTATGGCTGCTTGTGTAATGGAAGAGGTTTCCTCTGTTATGCCTAGGGTATTAACAAAGAAACGCATGGTTATTTTGACTGAATTATACGATAAGGAGTATGTTTCCGAATCTAAACTAAGGGAATTGTTAAGGAAACTTGGTATTCCAGGTAGTCATACAGGGGTAGATTTTAATCAGCTAGTAGAGCATAATTTAATACAAAAGCACAATAGACAAAGCTATTACATCACAGATTCTGGTAAGCAGTTTGTAGAGTATTTCCAAAAGAGTGTAACCTCTTTGTTTGGTAAGATGTTGGCTAATAGAGGAGAGTTTAGGGTAGCTCAGGCTAAACGAAAGGTGGTTATGACCGAAGAACTTAGGAAGCAGCGTTCTGATGGATATAGAAATATGATGCAACCATTCTGGGATAATGGATTAAATAAGATGCCAAAGGATAGAGAGTACAGATGTAAGATACTTTGGACATGGATGAGTGAGAAGGATAAGAAGGATGATAAGTTCTATCTCAGGATGTTACACAGATGGAGTTCTAAAAAATAGTATATTTGTGCTACGTTAATAAGTTAAGTTATGTTTTCAAGTATAGACAAGTTGCTTCAAATGCACATAGACAAGCCGTCTCAAAAGAGAAATATTAAGTACGGCCTACAAGTTGCTAAAGGTATATTCAATGCCGCAGATAGAAATTCCGATGGTTATTATGGCAAGCGATTCAGACAATGGAGAGCTAACAGAGAGTTCTCCCAGGGAACAAATAACATGAAGGAGTTCATGGACTTACTTAGAGTAGAGGGCAATCAATCATACATCAATCTAGACTGGAGTCCAATTAAGATTGCTCCAAAGTTCGTTGAAATCATGCTTGGCAAGTTTATGTCAAGAAGAGAGAAGCCTATTGTAAAGGCTATTGACGACATTAGTTATTCTAAAAAAGAGCTAGAAAAGCAAGAGGCTAAGTTTAGAATGAAGAACAAGGAGCAGTTAAAGGCTCTTGATGAGGCTATGGGCGTGAACGTAGATACTGAAAAGTTTATGCCAGAAGATGAGGACGAATTAGCATTATACTTTGATTTAGAGTACAGACTCCCAGAGGAGATTCTTTTTGAGACAAAGATTAAAAAGATATTAGACGAGAATGACTACAACGTTCTTAAAAGACAATTGATAAGAGATATTATAGATGTAAACTTTGCTGTTACAAAGGTTTATTACGACGCAAACGGAGCTATTAGAATTAAGCGTTGTAAACCAGAGAACATTATCCATAACGTATTTGAGACTGATAATGGCAAGGACTTGGCATACATAGGACAAGTATGGCCAATGAAGATTTCTGCAATCAGAAAAAATATAATTTAGATGAAGAAACTCTTTTTGAACTTGCTAAGAAGGCTTCCAGAGAACTCAAAAGAAACGAAAATCTTTATTGGAGAGACTCTTACAAATACACAGAACTTCGTCCCTACGACGACTATTCGGTTTTGGTGTTCGACTTTGAAGTGAAGACAACCGATGTGGAGTATGCAGTAAAAACATTTAATAAGTATGGCAACATGCTTGTTGTTCCAAAGCAAGGTAGACCAACTGCCCCAGAAGGACAGTCTTTATCTGGAGAGGTTCTTGAAGATAAGTCTATGAACGTATATCATGGTGTTTGGGTTTGCGACACAGACATTATGTTGAAGTGGGATTTAACTTCTGATACTATTAGACCATACAACAATTCAGTAGATGCTTTCTTTAGTTATAACGTAATCAATCCAAATACCACAGGTGCTTTAACTCCATCTATGATTGAGAAAGCAATGGGACCAATCAGAGCTATGTTGCTTATCAGATTGAAGATGCAGCAGTTGATTGCCCTAATGAAGCCAGATGGTTTTGCGGTAGATATTGAAGGATTGACTGATGTAGATTTAGGATTGGGTAACACATTAGAACCACTTAAGTTGATGAAGGTGTACGACCAAACAGGTAGAGTATACTGGAACTCAAAAGGCGACGATGGTACTCCTAAACAATTCCCTATTCAGCAATTACCTAACAATGGTAACGTTGCTCAATTGAATGCTTTAATACAACAATACAACTTTGAGTTAGATAGATTAAGAGAGGAGATGGGTATTAGCGAATACCAAGATGCATCTAGCGTTCCTGTAAAAACAGGTCTTGGTGTAATGAACAACCAAATTCAAGGTGCTAACAATGCTACAGAATATATCTACGATGCGTTCACAACACTAATGGAAGAGACTTCTGAAAAGGTTGCTATGATGTTATGGGATAGCGTAGTATTGAAGGCTAACAAATACAAAGAGTTTTTTGGTTACGAGTTGTCTTTATTAGATATGACATTTGATGTTAAGATTGACTTAATGCCAGATGACGCTAAAAGACAAGAGTTAAATCAAATGCTAAACACAGCTTTACAAGCAGGCATGATTAACTACGAACAGGTGTTTAAGGTCAAGAATATAGACGATGTTAAGTTGGCTGAACTATACCTTTCTAAATCTATGAAAAGAGCTCAGAAAGAAAAAGAAGACCAATCTGCAAAACTACAAATGCAGAATGCTCAGGTTCAACAACAATCAGCTCAACAAAAAGCTCAGATGGATATGCAGTTAGACCAAGCTCAGGCACAGGGCAAGATTGCTATTAATGAGTCAAAAGGAAAGTCTGACAAAGAAATAGAATTGATTAAGTTTGCTACAATGATGTATGCGGAGTCTATGAAAACTGGACAACCATTACCAGAGAACATCAAGCAAATTTGTGATACAGTATTAAGCGGGGTGCTACAAGAAAAGGCAGAAGACAAACAACAGGAAGCAATGATGCAGCAACAGCAACAAGAGCAACAACCAGAAGAAGAATAATGATTTTATAAAGATGCTTTCTTTGTGTGTGTTTTCATGGCTAAGGGGGACGTTTCTACGTCTCCCATTTTTTTTGTAAAATAAAAACCACTATATTTGTGCTAGTTTCGGACAAGATAATCCTAAAAACAAAACAACATGAGTACAATAGACATTGTTCAGCAATACGCTGACGAGAAAGCAAACAACAGTTCTTTAGACAGTCAGGCACAAGGCCAACCATCATCAAGCGCAGATGTGTTAAACGAGTTCTTATCTAGCCAAAAGCCAGAAGAGAATACAACAGACACAGCAGTTGTAGACGATACAGCAGATGCAAATCCAGACTTGGTAAGTACAGACGATACAGTAAGTGCAGATGGCAATGTAACAGACACAGACGAATCAGGCATAACTACAGACGATTCTGATGTATCTACGCAAGATACAAATACAGATGAAGAGCTAGTAGATGAGGATGATTTTATCAGTGCTAAAACAAATGGAGAATTTAAGTCTTGGGAAGAAATTCAAGAGGCTTTAGAAACTCAACAAGCACAGATAAAGTTTGAGAACGAGCAGTCTGAGAAAATATATCAAATGATAGCGGAAGGTAAGCTTGACGAACTTGCTGATGCTTTATATAGTAGAAAGGTTGCCAACGAGATTAAAGAAAAACCAGACGAGGATGTTTTGAAAGCTTATATTAAGCATCAGAACCCAGAGTTTGACAATGAGGATGTAGAGGCAGAGTATGCTGAAAAGTATACAATAGATGAATATGCGTTTGACGAGTCCAAATTAAAGAGAGAACAAAAGAAGCTTTCTCAAAGGATTAAGTCAGATGTAAATTCAGCAAAAGAGTTTTTTGAAAATATGTCTGCGGAAATAAAATTTCCAGAACTTGCTAGTAATCAACAAGTTGAAGACGATTCAGAGTTTGAAGCTGAAGCCCAAGTTGAAAGGCAGAGGTTTCTTGAAAGTCTAAAATCAACTCAAATTGATGCTTTGTCTTTCCAATGGAAAGATGAGAAGGCAAATCTAAACGTTAGTGGTAAGTACGAAATCCCAGCGCAGGATTTAAGTAAGTACCGTAACTCGGCTGAAAACTTACAAGAGTATATGGCGGAGAGATACTACAAAGATGGTAAGTATCAATCTGATAAACTTTTGAAAGAGATGTACATCAATGATAACTTTGAGAAAATCATTCAGTCAGTTATTAGTCAAACGACTAATCAAACAAGATTAGAGATGCTAAAGCAGAAAAAGAATATTACCACAGACGTAGAACAAAGCGGTACATATCGCCCCAGTGCTGCTGACGAAGAGAAGAATCTCTTTGAACAACTATTTATGGGGCACAAACAAAGACAATAATAAATAAAATAAAATGGCGAACACTTTCCCAACTACACCAACTCCAAGTGGTATAGCGAGTTCAGCAACCAATAGAGCGTTGTTGAACAACTTGAACATCTTCGACCGTTCTTTTGAAAAGAACTTGGTTAGAATCTACGGTGCTGAAAACTATGCAATCGTACAAATGGCTTTAGGTAATTCAGTAATGGAAGCAAAGTCTGACAACAGAACTTTCTACCACTACGAGAAAAGAGGTTTACACCAATCAGTAACTGTTAACGCTCAAATCACAGCTCCTGCTGCTGGTGCTGCTGTAACAGTAACTTTAGGTTCTGGTTCTTACTATTCTTCTGGTACTCAATCTCCAGTAAGAGTTGGTGAGGTAGTGCGTGTTATGACTTCAGGTATTGAAGGTCAAATCACAGCAGTTAACAAAACTACTGCTAACGCACACACTGCAACAATCACTCCATTAAGAGCTGCTGATGCTTTTGTATCTGCTGGTTCTGCAAACTTATTAGCAGGTGAATACTTGTTATTAAGAGGTGCGGTTAACATCGGTGAGCAATCAACTGTATTAGATGGTATTTCTCCATTATTGGACAAAATCACTAACACAACTACAGAGCATAGAGATGACTACACAATTACTGACCGTGCTAGCATCGAGAAGAATGAAGTAGACTTCGGTAATGGACAACACTACTACTACTACTTAGCTATGGACGACATGAACAAGCGTTACATGAACCAAGCTTGGTTTAAGATGTTAGAAGGTGTTGCTGTAGATAACTTAAGTAACGGTACTGTGGGTACAACTGGTGTTTTACCTCGTGTATCTGCTGCTGGTTCTACAATCCAATACACTGCTTCTTCTGGTCCAACTATCGCTAATATCCATACATTAACTCGTACTTTGAACTTCTACGGTGGTGCTGGTGAGTACCATTGGTTACAAGATATCTACCAAAGACAAGCGGTTAACGACTTATTGTTCGGTTCTTACAACAATGGTGCTATCCGTTATGCTTCAGTAGGTGGTAACGAAGAAGCTTCTGTAAGCTACGGTTTCAATAGCTTCTCTATTGATGGTTATACTTTCCACTTCTTCTTAAACAACGGATTCTCTCCAGAAGCTGTGTACCAAATCAACCCAGGTGCGCAAGTTCCAGAGAAGAGAAACTATGGTGTGTTAATCCCTCAAAAGATTAATAACGATGCAAAGACAGGTAAGCAATTCCCTTCTTTCCAAATCGTATTCCAAGAAGTAGAAGGACAAAGAGTATTAACTACTGAAACTGGTATGTTAGCTCCAGCAAACAAAACTACAACTGCTCAAAAGACCATTTCTATGTTGTCTTACCCAGGTGTTAGAACATTTGCTGCAAACCAATACGCAATCTTCCAAGGTGTGTAATAAGTGTGTTTTTTCAAAGAACCCTCCAGAAATGGGGGGTTTTTTATGCCAGACTGTCTAAAAAATAGTTTGGCATTTTTGTTGTTATATATAATATATTCTATAACTTTGATAAAATTTAATTTATGGCAAAAGCAACTGAGTTGGCAAGCGTACCAACATTAGATTCGCCAGTAACTTCAAGTAAGAAGGTAACAGCGAAAAAAGCTAAGAAAGAGCCTGATATGTATATCTTCAGACTCATTAAAGAGCATCCAAAGTACCATGAAGGTGCTAGTATTTTCCCTCCAAATTTCTTAATCCCAAACACAGATACAATCTTGTGGAACTTTGGTACAGAGTCTGAGCCAGACTTTCAGCCAAGAGAAATAAGATATATTGATGGTGTTAGAACAATTTTTGTTGACGAACAAGAGGTTAATGGTCCATTGGCTGATAACGTAATTAACAAGCAAACAAACATCATTCAGTTTGATAATGGGTTTTTAAGAGTTCCATCTTGGAACAAACCATTGGTTCAGTTCTTAAAATTGAATAACCAATGTAGCGCAAACACTAACAAATTCAAAAGAATTAGTAACACATATATGGTATTAGACTACGGAAACAATGATGATAACGTAGTAGAATTAGGTAAAAAGAAAGACAGAGCTTATGATTTGGCACGTTCAGCTTCAGAGGCTGATATGATTCCTCACGCTAAGTTCTTAGGTATCCCCTTTATTCATGGAAGCACAGGAGAAGAAAGAGATATGGACGCTATCAGGGAAGACTACAAGGCAAAGGCTTTGGAGAACCCAGAGAAGTTCTTATTAATGGCTAGTAACCCTAAACTTAAGTTAAGATACTTGGTAGAGAAGGGATTAGAGACTGGTATTATTACCACAGGTCTTGTTAAGAGCCAAGCTCATTGGGTTTCTACTAAACAGTTAATTACTCCGTTACCAGCTAACGAGAATGAGGTAGAGGCTTTAACTGACTTTGCTTCTACAGAAGAAGGTGCTTCTTTTATAGCAACATTAAAGATGCAATTGTAATATAAGATTTGATTTTGATTTTGACTTACATTTTCCCCTGCTATTTCTATAGTGGGGGTTTTTGTTATATTTGTACCACATAATTATAATATGGCAACAGTTGATTACTGCTACTCTAATCTGAAATTTATTGTAAGAAAAACCAGTTAGGTAGCTTAAGCCCTTTAGATTTCCAATATGCGTTTAATGCTGCTCAAAGAAATTACTATGATTTCCTTGTAGGTAGAATTGAGCAATATCAATACGGAAGTGCAAGACCAAGAATTGGCTTGTCTATGACAGATAATATTGTGTCAAGATTAATGCCATTTTCATCATCAGCTACATTAACTATTGGCACTGGACTTGCGTTAACTGCTGGAACTTTATATGCTACTAAACCAGCATCGTTTAATAAATTATTGGCTTTATATACTGCAAACAACTACAGAATATATAGAATAGAAGAGAATAGATTTGCTGAACGCATGCAAGATTCTATTGACCCTGTAGATGAAGCAAATGCGTTTTATGTAGAACAAGGAACTAACTGGAGAATATACCCATCAACATTAACATCCGTTTCTGTAAAGTATTTATCAGTTCCTACAGATGTAGTTTGGAACTATACTACAGATGGTTCAGGAAGACCAGTATATAATCCAACAGGAAGCGTTCAACCATTATGGGCAGATAATGACATTGATGAGATTTTGGCTCGTGCTGCTAAGATTGTAGGCGTAAGCTTTAAAGAACCTACATTAACACAATTTGGAGAATCAGTAATGGCTAAAGGAGAATAATTATGATTGTTACTACAGAACAAATGATAGACAGGGTAAGACGTCAGTATTACAACGACTACCCAGATGACCAAACAGTATTAACTGATAATGAGTTATTGTTACACATCAACGATGCTGTAGCTGAAGTAATGACAAAACAAGCTAATGACGCATATGCTATTACTGGTTTATTGTCTACAGCAGAAGCTTATATTACAACCTATAAGTTAAATACATTTACAAAAGACGAAGATACAGGATACTACTATTCAATATTACCGCATCCTCCTATTGGATTACCAGAAAATAGCGGTGTAAATAGTGTATTCTTTACAGGAACAAAAGGACAAAGCAAACCGATATTGTATGTATCTCCTAACGAAGTTGACTATTTTAGAAATATGCCTCACCCACCAACGGCAGCTTATTATTGGATTGAGGGTACTACTTTATTCATGTGGGTTAAAACAGACATCCAAACATCAACAAAAGTAAGCGTTAGAATGGCTACGCATATTACTAATTCATTATCAGCTCCTATCAATGTACCTCCAGATGCAATAGGAATGGTATTTGATGTAATTATGAAAAGATTGTTGATTAGAAAGCAAATATCACAAGATAATTTAACAGACGGTAAAGAAGGTTAATTATGTCAAACCAGATACAAAAATATGTAAAGCTTAGCGAGGTAGTAAACTACTACATCGACGAAGCTAGATTAACAACAAAAGACTTTAGAAGACTATGGGCAATAGCTTTTAGAGGTTTGCAAGAGATTGGTATGGATGTTTCTTGGACTCCAAAGGTTGACGTATTGCCTGTAAATGCTAATCTAACGGCTGATTTACCTGCTGATTATTTAGATTGGGTTAGAGTAGGCGTATTCAATTCTATGGGCGAAATAGCTACCCTAAGAGTAAATGAACAGCTTACTGCATACAAGGATAGAGACCCTCAAAGATTAAGTGATATACAATCTCAAATAGGTTCTGATATAAACTATTTAGAATACCCTTATTGGTATGGGTATTGGGATGAAAACGGATATGAGCATTATTTTGGTGCTGGGTCTGGTTTAGTTCAGGCAGGCGAGTGCAGGGTAGATTCATCCAATTCAGTGATAATCCTTGACCCGCAATTTGCTTACACCTCAATTGTTTTTGAGTACATTGCAAGTCCTATTATGGATGAAGATTATACTATTGATTTTAAATGCCAAGAGGCGTTGATTTCATTCTTAAGATGGAAGGATATTCAGTCTTTACCTTCTACTAGACTTGTTAATATTAATGAGAAGGCTATGAGAGAGAAAGAATATTACAATCAAAAGAGAATGGCTAGAAAGAGATTGAAACCATTTAGATTACAAATTTCTGAGCAGTTCTATAGAGAAGCTCAAACATACGGAGTTAAAGGCTAATTATGATTGAAGAAAAAAATTTAATGGCGTACTAAATAAAGATGACGCAAACGACATCTTGCCAACAGGTCATCATAAAGACGCACAGAACATTATCTTTAGGGGTAATGGTAATAATATGAGAGCTGAAAACATTCCTGGTAACAGGCTTGTAGCAAACTCTTTGTTGCCGTCTGGTACTAATATGACTATTGGCACACATTATGATTCTGTAAATAACAGAATTTTTATCTTCAATTACAACTCTAATAACAACCACGGTATATACATATTTAATACATTGACTGAAGCATTTCAGCGTGTATTACAATCTAATACAGGAACAGATGGGGATGTTCTTGGGTTTACACCAAGTCCAATAACATCAACTAATATTATATACGGGGACCCTAACGATGGAGATATTTTGTATTTTATTGACACATTAAGTAGACCTACAAAACTGAATGTAAATAGATACCTATCTGGCACCTACACAACAGTATACAGAAGTTTTATTGATGTAGCTAAAATGCCTCCTAGCAGTCCTATTAAGGCAGCCTATGGAGCAGACACTACAGTTGCTACAAATAATCTAAACAACGGATTGTACCAATTTATATATCGTTTTGTGTACGACGATAACGATAAAAGTGTATGGAGTACAGGAAGTGATGTGCCATTGCCTTACATGCCAAACAATGATGGAAGTATTGCAAATGCAAAATACCTAAACAATTACATCAGCCTATGGTTCCCAACAGGAGACGTAAACGTTAAGGCTATTGAATTAGGGTTTAGAGAAACAAGAGACGGAGCTACATCAGATTATATGTTAATTACCTCTTTAGTAAAGTCAAGTCTTTCTATAGGAAGTAACGACGTATACAATTACAATTTTTACAAGAGCGGAGTATATACTTTCTTAGACAAGGTTGAACAAATATTATTGTTTGACTATGTTCCAACAAAAGCAAATACACAAGAGTTGCTTAATGGAGAGACTTTAATATACGGAGGTATTACAGAAGGATACGATAATACAGCTATTAATGCTAGCGTATCTCAGGCTTATGGAGATATATTTACATCAAGAAATGGATTGTTATTTGGAGCAGAACAAATTGCTACAAATGCAATTAAGATATTTATAGATGGTACTATAGGTTCTACAACAGGAACCTTAGCTGGACTTATTGGTTCTGATTTTACTGTGTTTTATACAAACATTGGTGGAGCTAATGACAGCGTACAATTTACGCCAACTACAGAATTAATTTCAGATACATTAAATGGACTTAAAGCCTCTGCTACTGGTAAAGGATTTACGGCTTTGGTAAACGGGAATACATTAACTATTACAAAATCTAACATAGCACTTGGGCCTGTAGCTAATCATTTTGATTACACTGGCATGGCTAATAAAAATTTTGAGGTATTTGGTTCTTTATATACAAACTCTAACTACCAATACGGTATAGTTTACTACGACCAAAATGGTAAGACTAATGGAGTAAACACATCAGCATCTTTAAAACTAAATACAAACAGCAACGGATTGTACCCTAGTCCAGAAATAGAGGTGTTTTCTTACAGAGACTTTACGATAAACAACACGCCTCCAAGCTGGGCAAAATACTACCAAATAGTTAGAACGAATAACTTATCATACGGAGACAAGGCGTTGTATTGGGTAACAAGTGGTTCTTTTTCTGATAAAGATGTAAGCGTTAACTTACAATACGCATACCTAAGAATAGATAATATATACGATTACAACCTTTCTATTAAGGCTACAGAGGGTGTTGTAGGATACGATTTTTCAGCAGGAGATAGAGTTAAGTTCATAAAAAGATATAACTCTGGTGGAGCTGTGGCTCAAGATTTAGCATACTTTAATTATGACTACGCTATCTTAAGTGTAGAGACAAACCCTGTAATGAATGGTATTACAAAAGATGGAGCTTATTTAAAAATAGCATATCCAACTAATGACATAGGTTCTAACATATTTTTTGATGGTTCTGCTGATTCTCAAAACTATGAGATATTTATTTACAACCCAGCACAAACAACATCAGCTACTGACCAAACATATTTTGAGATAGGTCAGAAGTTTTCAATTATAAACGGATACCATTCTGGATACCAAACACAAACATCATCTCAACCTGCTAAGGTTAGATTTACCGATTGGGATGTTTACTATAGGACTAGGAGGGTAAACATTACGCCAGCATATCAAATACAAGGACTTGGTTCTAGTGGCTCTGGATATAGCGGATATGTAGACCCTTATGTTACACTTAACGTAGGAGATGCAAATTCTGTTGTTACTACACCGTCAAACTATTCTATAGGATATAGCGTAAAGCAAATAGCAGGCTTGGCGGTAGGTTCTTACCCTAAGTTTTCTGATGCTTACTATAACTATTATAACAAGTCTGGGGTAGATTATAACGTAAGATTTAAAACATCTTTTGAAGCTTGGTTAACAGGTTCTAGTGGCCAAAGTGCCTTAAGAATGTACGTTAAGGTATACAATGCTTCAGTTGCAACGTACGTTCAGATATTGAATGCGCAATCATTAAACATTGTAAACTCAACAACATCGCCTGTTGTAACTATAAACCTAGATGCTATTGTAAAAGTCCCATCAGGATATAAAGCTTCTTTAATTTTTACAAATGACACACCTAACGGGAACTTAATCCATATTAGTGCTTGCACTTGGGAAATAACTCCCTTAAATACCATAAGCATATCTGTAGATGACCCATCATTTAGTGATGTATATAAGCTAGAAAAGAATCCAACATCAAGACCATTGGTAGTAGATATTAACGCAAAACAGACGTATTATTCTACTATGGTTAGATATTCTCAGGCTTATCAGCTAGGGACTAATATAAACGGAACTAATAGATTCTATTATTTAGACTACGACACCTACGATAAAAATACGGAGACATCATCAGAATGAGACTCCATAATAAAGACCTTAGAATATTCCAATATAAGAAATGCGGAGTAGTACCAGTATATTCAGTAGAAACATCTAACCAAGACGGCACAAGCAACTTGGTAGCATCTACTAAAATAATTAACCCTATTAGATATTACGAAGGTGATTTTGGTATAGGCAATCAACCAGCAAGCTTGGCTAGTTCTGGATTTGCTGATTACTTTGCTGACCCAGTAAAAGGGTACTACGTAAGATTGTCTCAAGATGGATTAACGCCTATCAGCGAGATATACAAGATGCAATCATTTGCAGGCAATAATCTTACAAAATACTTAAAATCAAATAGTTACACAGGTGGTGGGGTAGCAAAAATATTAGGCGTATTTTATTTTACTAAAGACAGAAATGCAGAATATATATCAGCATTACAAGCTGGCGGTAGTTTATCTAGTTACACATTGGCGTTTGATGAGATTAAAAACTGCTATACTAGCTTTTATAGTTTTGCTCCAGAATGGATGACTGCTTATGAAAATAAGTTAGCTACATTCAAAAATGGAGGATTGTATGTTCACGATTCGTCTACGCAAAATAATTTTTACGGAACTCAATATAGCTCTAGTGTTACGTTTGTATTTAATAAAGACAACATAATTAAAAAGACATTTAATAATGTAACTATAGATGCTACTGATTATTGGACATCCCCTACAGTCGGAGATGTTAATACATCGCTATCTCAGGTCAGCAATATTGTGTCTTCTGATTACGAAATAAACGAAGGGTTATACCATGCGGCATTACAAAGAGATGGCAATAGTCTAGGTGGTTTGATAAATGGAGATTATCTAAAGGGTACATGGACGGAAATTAAGCTAACAAATAGTGCTACAAGTTTAGTATATTTGTCAGGGATTTACTTAGGGTATATATTGTCTAATAGAAATATGTAATAATATGGCAGGAGAAGCAGGATTTTTTGGTAAACTAGCAAAAGGATTTGGCCCAATGGGCATGATTCAGGCTGGATTAGGAATTGGTCAAGCTGCGGCTGGATTGATTGGGATGGGTAAGGCACAACGAGCTGCTGATGCTGCCGTTGATGCTATTGATACATTAAAACCATCTCAAGAGATAGCAGGTATTTATCAAGGAGCAAAACTACGTTCTACAAAAGGATTAAGTGGTGCTGCTAGAGCTTTGGCTAAACAAGGCTCTGCTGCTGCAACATCTTCTGCTATGAGAAGAGCGCAAGATAGAAAAGCTGGATTAGCAATGACTGGCGCAACTACTGCTGCTGAACAAGATGCTTCTTTAAAATTAGCGGAAAGAGAAGATGCTGCACAAAGACAAAGCCAAGCTTCATTAGTGCAAGCTGCTGGTATGTCTGCGGCAGATGCTGAGAAAGTACAAAAATCAAGACAAGAAAAACAAAGTCTTAAGGCTAATATTGCAATGCAAAAGGTTGCTGCTAAAAAACAAATGGTATCTCAAGGATTGGCTGGCATTACAGGAGCTGCTTCTAATGCTATGACATCTGGGAAATCTACCGATTTAGCTGCACGATTAGCCGCAATGGGAATAGTATCATAATAATAATAGAGAATTATGCCATTAGGTGTTTCTGAAAGTTCAATAAAAGGCGCATATGGCGCAATAGATTTAAGTGGTGCTTATAAAGGCTTGGAGGCTGGAGTTAAGAAATTAGCTGCTGAAGAAAAGTTGTATAGACAAGAGCACATGAAAACTTATTTGCAAGATTCAGCAAAAGTACAAGAGTCGGCAAAAGGAGCTAGAGCTGGCGACATTGCTGATATTATGACTCACAGAAAAAACTGGCAGAGATATAAAATGCTACAGGATAGCGACCCATTACTTATAGAGAATGACCCTAAATCATACATGGCCTTACAAGAAAAGATAGACGAGGAATATGCATCAGCTATTAATTTGTCTAAACAAAGTCAAGACTGGGCAAAAGAAGAGCAAAAGATATTTACAGAGATGGGGCAGAAGCCAGAAATGTATGATGAAGGTGCTAGAAGCAGATGGCAGAAAGATGTGATGGGAAAATCATTTAGAGAAATTAACAAAGCAGGATTAGGCGATTTAGATAAATACACAAACAAGACTCCAGACTTTGATAAGATGCTAGAGGCGTATCACAAAGATGTTAAGCCAGCTACACTTATTTTAGGAGAAAAAGAGGTTAATCCAACTAACCCAAGAGAATCAAGACAGGTTAAATATCACAACATGCCAGTGTACAGAGAGTATGCTGATGAGGCTTCAAGATTGTTGGGTTCTAAAGGAACGCACAATGCTGCTGCTTATGGTAGCAAATTATTGCAGGGCGTTAGTGATGCTGAATTTAAAGACGTAGTAAATAGATTTAATGCAATCAGAGGAGAAGGTTCTAAAAAGAGTAAACTTGGTATTGGAGAGAATCTTGCTCAAGACGAGTATGCTACTGTTGACAAAAATAGTGAAGTATCAGTATACGGAACTGCCGCTACTGCTGCTAAGTATATGGCAATGAAGCAGTTTTTAAACCATTACGATAAGGTATCTATAGAAGAGCCAGAGTATAAATTCTCTAGCGAATCAGAGAAGATGCAATATTCTGCTGGCATTGCCGAGTCAAGAGCTGAAAAAGCTTGGAACAGAAGAATGTCCCAACTTGGTCTTACAGATACAGGAGGCCAACTTGATGTTAGACCAGTGTTTGATAACATTTCTAGAGGAGGTGAAACTGCTCAAAAGCAAATTAAGAATCTTGTATCTGGATTGAATGCTAATCCATTGGTTAAGGCGGATGCTACAATGATTGGGTTTAATCTTGTTAGAGGAGAAAAAGGGGACAAAAGAGTTCCATTCTCTGCTCAACAAGATACATATGGAAACTATAAAAATGCTGCTAAGGCTTTAACTAATTTAGATAAAGATTGGAAAGGTAAAACAGATAAAGAACTTGCAGATAAAATGAACGAGTCTAACGCCTCAAACGTTGGATTAATTAGCACTAATATAACTCCAGAAAGTGTTAGAACAGGAAAAGTTATGTCATTCAACTGGGTTGATGCAACTGGCAAGCCTGTACAAGCTTTTTAGATACGCAAGACCCATCTTCAGCAGAGTACCTAAATAAACTTATAAAGTCAAAGGTGCAGACTAAAAAACAAAAGACTGCTGCTGCATTAGGACTAACATCTGATGTAGAAGGAGCATTTGATAATATACAATAATATTATAACATGGATTCTCAAGCAAATGTTTTACCTACACAGGACAACCCAAAGTATAAATTATGGGAAGGTTTAAAAAGCAAAAAGCTTTATACTAAAGACTTTGGTGAATTTGAGAAGCAATTTAGTACAGAGAGTGCTATAGGAGGTTTGCATGATGCTTTACGGCAAAGAAAACTTTACACAAAAGGTAAGGAAGATTTTGCGGTTCAATTTTTCCCAGAAAAAGTAGAGAAGACTAAAGAAGGCAAGGTTGCTATGAAGAAAGAAGATACATCTATCCCGCTTTCAGAACAACCAAAACTAGGATACCCAGAATTATTTAACAACGTCATCAGTCCTATTGTTGACCAAGTTTACAATAAGAATACAGCAAACATAATTAATGAGGAAAAGCTGACTAAGCTATTGCCAAAGGTTAAAGAACAGAAGGTAAAAGACTTAACGGTTAGTAAGTTAATGGCTGAAAATAATGTATTAGGTTCTTTAGAAGGTAGTAATAGCTACAAAAAGAACTACGACAATATCATGCAGACTATTAGAGATGATGAGTGGATGCCATCTTGGACTCCAACATCAGCTAAAGTTCAGTTTGCACCTGCTGTTGAAAAGCAAAAGAATGAAACTATAGATACATTTGCAGAGTCTATAGGAGAGACGCCAGACGAGGTTAAAGCAAAAATTAAAAATGGAGATTACGAGTACGACTATAAAAATAACAAAGTTTTAACAAAAGGTGGCTTTGGAGACATGGCTGCTTATGGTTTAAATAACTTTTTTGATAAATGGAAGTTGTACGTAGATGCTGCTGCTGCTCAAGAAAGAGGGCAACAAAAAGGAAATGACAACGAGTTGAAGTATGTAATCAATCAGTATCAAAACCTAAAGAAAAACCAAAGACAATACGTTCCTCACGGAGAAAGCGATATAGCTAAATGGGCGGTAGGTCAAGGGCAGATGCTTGGAGAATTAGGTCCTTATGCATTGATTGGACCAACAGGAGCTGCTGGTGCAGTAATGGGAATCCAAACAGGCGGAGGAGCTATTGAAGATATTATCAATCAGCCAGGGACTTTAGATGAAAAGGCTGCAAGAATAAAAGGTCAAATGGTAGACCAAACAATGCTTGGATTTGCACAAGATGCAGCATTCAAGTTAATCCATGTAAACGACAGAAACTCTGCTAAAGAGTTGATGGCGCAATACGGCCCTACTAAAAAGTTATTTAATACGTTCAAAGAGGTAATGAGAGTTGCCCCATCTGATGCCGTTAAGGCTGGCATGGTTGGAGTGGGTACTCAGGTTATTGATAACCTATACAAGAAGAATGATGGGATGAACGTTGAGTGGGATATACCACAGGCGTTTGTAGGAGGCGCAGCATTAGACTTAATGATGAAATCTGGTAGTGTATTGACACACGGATTTTCAGTGCTTAAAAACGCATTAAAATTCAATTTAGATAAAACTAACCCAGAGTGGTTTAATAGATATAGCCACGATACGCAAGAGGTGTTGAACCATATTGTATCTTCTCCTAACAACGTTTACGAGAAAATAGTAGATATGTTAGATGCTCATCCTTCTGAAGATGCTAAGGCAGCAAAAGAAAAGATTGAGGCATTTAGAAACCACTACAATTCATTACCCAAAGAATTACCAAAGGCTACCAAGTTTGATGCGTTGCATTTATTGCAAATGAAGACAGAGGCTTTAGCTGAGGCTGAATCTGCGGCAGATGCTACACTTAAAAATGCTTTATTAAAGAAGGCTACTAAGATAGATGAGGTATTACAAAGAGTAATAGAGGGGGAGAAGGTAGATAAGAAAGAGCCATTATTGTTGCCAAGATTTTCTGTAGCATTCAGCAAGGAAGATGAAGAGGCTAAGAGAAGCGGGTTTAAGGACGCTGAAGATTTTACACAGGCGTTAAATAGAAGACAAGGTACGTCATACGAAAAGTTTACTGATATACCTGAAGAAGAAAGGGCAAAGTTTTTATCAGAATTAATACCAGCAGAACAAGCTTCTATTGATACTACTATACCAGATTGGTTTAGCAAGGGTAGAGAAGAGGAGTTTGATGGGAAAAAGGCAGTTGTTGGGGCAGGTGCACCATGGGAGGTTATAGCTAAAAACTTTAAAGAATTAGGTTCTTTTGTTAAAAAGACTGTACATAGAAAATACCCAGACTATGGCAAATTCAAAACAATAATGAAGCATCTTAGTTTTGCTGATGATGCATACTTTGGAAGAAATGAAGCACAGTCTCTTGTTCAATCTATACATGGTGTTATTATAGAAAACCCAGCTCAGTTTGAGTTGCAACTAAAAGCGGCAGAGCAGGCAGAAAGGTTATTGTCGTATTACGAAAGTGTTGATGCATCTACTGCAAGAGAGACAATGACAAAAGAGCAAGTTAAACAAACTTTAAGAGAAGAGGTATCTAAGTTATGGGAGAAAGAACAGTTTAATGAAGAGCAACTTAAATTAATGGATGACATGGTAGATAGATTGCAAACAGACAATTTATTTAAACTTGTTAGACAATGGGAGGGAGATTCTTATAGCTCTCTTACCAATTTATTAAGACTATCTAGTCCAGACGCATTTATACATGAAATAGGTCATTGGGGATATTTTAGTGTATTGACTCCAGAAGAAAGACTTAAATTCTTAAGATATACTGCTAATAGATTTGGTACAAGTGCTAAAGGTCGTGCTTCTGAAATGGCTTGGGCGAAGGGTATGGAATCAGCAGATGGCACTAGTAGACTAGAGTCTAATGTGATGTGGAATTTCCAAGAATATTTTGCTGACCAATTTAGACAGTATTATCAAACAGAGGTAATGACTGACCCCGAAATGAGAACTATCTATGATAAGTTAAAGGCATATATAGAAAGCATCATTAGATTATTTAAAGAAAAAGGATACAACCCAGAGCTTACTCAATATTTTGATAAAATTATAGATGCAAAGAAAAAAGGCACAGCGGAGACATTAGGTGAGCAGGCTGCAAGAGAAAAAATATCAGAACAACAAAAGATAGATAATTTATCAAAAGCTACTCCAGAAGAAATAAAAGCGGAGTTTCAAAAAGTAAAACAAGAATATGACACCAGAACAGCTACAGGAGGAGTTGCAGAAATTGCCACAAGACCTACAGGAGAAGTTCCATTGGAATCTGAATCAGCGATTAAACCCTTCAGAGCAATCGAGCCAACAGAAGGACAACTATCAGCAGTCGATGACTGGACAAGAAGAAACTATGGCTCAGAAGGAGAACTCGACATCGACTATGGACGAAATGGACTCTCAAAGTATGGACAAACAAGAGAAGAGTTCATTCGTAGCAGATTTTGCAAATAGAATAAAGAACTCCCTTAAATCCAAAAGACGCAAGTAATGGAAATAAAAACAGAAATCGTACCTTTGGAAAGTCAGAGATACGATACTTTGGGGGATTATTTTATTGAAAATAACGAGCTTAGTTTTAAGATAACTGATACAGGGAACGACCTTTATAATAAGTTGATTTTAGTACACGAAATAGTGGAGGAAATGATGACTAACTATAGAGGTTTGAAAGAAGAGGATATATTAAAATGGGATTTAGAGCATGATGATAGTAATGACCCTGGAAGTGAGATTGGATGCCCATACAGAGATGAACATATGTTTGCAGAGATGATTGAAAGAATGATATGTCATCAGCTAGGTGTAGATTGGAACGAATATGAAAAACATTTAAACAGAGTATTTGATGGAAAATAAGAACATCGGTAGTTACAAAGACAAGACAATTCTATGTGTAGACAATGGATTGTTTTTGAGTTTTGCTTAAAGCTGGCTGACTATTTCAAGAAGGTATATTATTATACAGAGTGGAAGGATGCTTACCCTGGAATGGCTGAGGCTATTGTAGGTACAGAGTGGAAGAATGGCAAGAAGTTAAAAACATTTGACGGCAAGAACATAGAAAGAGTTGAGAACTTGTTTGAGGTAATACATGAAATAGATTGTTTCTTTACCCCAGACATTTACGATGGAGATTTATTAGAGATGTTAGAGAATGCTGGTATACCTTGTTTCGGTTCAGGTAAGGCAGAGTGTCTTGAGCTGAATAGATATGAGACAGCAGTAGAAATGAAGAAGCTTGGTATGGATGTAGCTCCTACTGTAAGAATAGTGGGTATGGCTGCATTAAGAGAGCATCTTAAAAAGAACAAAGACAAGTACGTTAAGATTTCTAAATACAGAAAAACGTTTGAGACTTTCCATCACGTTAACTACAGATTATCAGAACCTTTATTAGACCAAATAGAAAATACATTAGGCCCGTTAAAGTATATTGTAGAGTTTGTTGTGGTAGATTCTATTGAGGCAGTAGTAGAAGAGGGTATTGATGCATACGCAATTAACGGAGTTCTTCCTAAGAGTATGTTTACAGGATGTGAGATTAAGGATGTTTCTTACGCAGGCAAGCTTATTACAGAAAAAGATTTATCAGTAGGTAATAAAAAAGTTAACGACAAGTTTCAGCTCTTATTAAAGAAATACGACCACAATGGATTCTTCTCTACAGAGGTAAGAACTACGAAAGATGGTAAACATTATTTCATTGACCCATGTATGCGCTTGGGATTACCTCCTAATGCATTATACCAAGAGATTTATCAAAATTTAGGAGATATTATTTGGCAAGGTGCTAACGGTGTTTTGGTAGAGCCAGAGACAGAGAACCCATATGGAATGGAAGTTCTTATCAGCTCAGGATGGCATAGTGGTAACCACCAAACAGTTTACTTCCCTCCAGAGATTCGTCAATGGGTAAAGTTAATTAATCCATTAAAGATAGATGGAACGTATCATGTATTACGTTTAGGAGATTCTTCTACTATTGGTAGCTTGGTTGCAGTAGGTAAGAGCCATGAGGAGTGTGCTAAAAAGATTGAGAAGATGGCAAAGATGATTGAGGGTTATGATTTACATATTAAGACAGAAGGATTAGACGAAGCAATTGATGCGTTTAATACTATGGAGAAAATAGCTAAAAAAGGAAAATAATATGCCACTAAAGACTCCGAAATCAAAAAGTAAAAAGGCTGTGCAAAAAGCAATCAGCTCTAATATAAGTGAATTAACACACCATGGTACTCGTCCAAGAAGCCGCAAGCAAATTGTAGCTATTGCGATTGCCGCAGCAAAAAAGAAAAAGTAATGATTTGTCCTAACAAAAATTCTAAAGAATGGCAAGACTTGAGACAGACCGTAAAGGAGCGTCTTGAGTCTGAAGGCATTAAACCAACTGAAGAAGAAATAGATGATGTTTCTTTTTAGCATTTGATAGATATGGAGATATACCACCTGCTGACAAGGCATTTGAGTACCTAGACCAAAACGTAACTAAGGGTCAGAAAGACTTTGACAAGTATGCAAACTTTGGTAAAGGCAGATTCCAGACTAGACAAGGTGAGATGACGTTTGAGGAATTTATGCAGGACTTTAAGGATAGATTCAATGCAGAGATAGAAAATGAAGATGTAGCAAGAAAGATATACGAGGAGGCTAAGAACAGATACGATTTACATAAGGCTGCTGAAGGACAACTATCTAACGTTGTTGCAAACATGCAGAAAGAGAAAGGGAAGACTGGCGTATACTCTGACTTGATTCCAAGATTAAAGAACTTCTTTAGTAAGAACTTCAATAAGCTAGGGAAAGAATCACAGGCGTCTAAAGATGCTGCTGTAAAATATTTTGCATCAGCTACACAAGCATCATTACTTATCAAGCAAGCAGCAGGATATATTTCAAAAACATTTGGCGAGTCTACTTGGACTGACTTGAGAAAGGCTTTGGTTCAGAGCAGATTGAATGGTATTAAAGAAAGATGGTCTAGCATGGCTACAGAGGTTAGAAACCTAACCGACAAAGAACTTATAGATAAGATTGCTGATGGCGAACTAGTAGACCTATTGGCTAACATTCAGCAAAGAACAGGCAACGATGGCTTGTCAGCAGGAGCTTTAATGCTTGCTCAGACAGGTAAGATACAAGAATTAAAAACGTATATAGCAGATGCATTTGAGCATGCAGGAGAGATGGTTGCAGGTGTGGACTTTAGCGGTGGTAGAACATACCAAGAAATCATAAATGATGCTGATGTAATGTCTGCTCTTAAGACATACAAGGACTTGATAGAAAAACCTCTTAACGAAAACCACGCATCTAACGATGGAGTATTCTCTAATGCATTAGGAGAGTTGAATACGTATTACCCATTAATACCTCTTGACGAGAAGGGTAACTTGATGGCTGATTTAAAACAAAGAAACAAACTTAACAAGCCAAAGAATGCTGCTAACAATTTTGCTACAGGTTTATCTTATGCATACGACCTATCAGTAAATAAATTATCAGAGCAATTACAAAAAGCGTTTAAGGCTAACAATAAGGCTGCATTTATATCTCAAATGCAACAAGCTGGATTAATAAAAATAAAAGCACCAGGAAGTCCAAAGCCAGATGTTGTAACTATTAATGGAGTAGATTACGAGGCTGTAACAATAGATTTTGGAGAACCAATGATTATTAATGGTAAAAGAATACCTGCTGGTCAGATGGTCATGCCAAAATGGTTAGCTGTAGAATTAAAACCAATGCTTGAGGAAAAGGTTATTACAGAAAATGGGTTTGGTAAGGTTATGGGTGCTATCACAAACTATTCGCTTGGTGGCCCTAAAGAGTTTTTAATTCACTCTAATAACCTATTAGGTGCTATTGTAAATGGAACTCCATTTGCAGGTACAAGCATCATCTCAAAACAATAGGTAATTTACCTGTTACTAAAATACTTACAGGTATTATTAATACATTCAGCGAGGATGTTAGCAGCGAGGCGGCTGTAAGACATATGCAAGATATGGCTAGAATCGGATTACTTGCTGAAAAGACTGGTTCTATTACAATGTCCCAAAAAGAGGCTGGATTAACTGGAGCTAAAAAGGTAGGCGTATTGCATGCTCCTTCAGTTTGGTTATATGGACCTAAGGGTATAGATATTAAGGCTAGGGTGCTGATGGATAGAATCTGTTTAGAAATTAACCCTAACGCTACTCCAGAACAAAGACGTGCATTTTCAGCACAACTAGGGGTATACGTTAAAGGTCTTGAAGGTCAGTTAGAAAGAAGTTTAAAAAGAAATGGACTTGCTCCGTTCTTTACTGCATCTTCTACATTCCTTAAGAATGGCGTAAAGGCTTGGTTAGGTTTAGTGCCATTGCCTACGAAGGGTTTATCATTTGGTCAGGCAGCTACATTTAGAGCAGCACATATGCTTTCCTCTGGTGCTATCGGTATAGTGTCTACTTGGGCGGTAATGTATAAGGCTAACACAGGCAAGTGGCCTTGGGATGATAGAGATGCTACATTACTACAGATACCTCTTAGTGATGAACAAAAGCAAATGTTAGAAGACAATCCACAAATGAAAGGGTTATTCTATAAGAATGGTAAATGGCAGGATATTAGTATGGGCTTCTTTAATCCAATTTTATATAGAGGTGCTAAGGCAACAGGTTTGCAAGCTATGTACAATACAGAGATGGCAGGCGGAACTCCAGGACAGATGCTAGAGAACATTCAGAGAGACCAAATAAACTCATTCCTGACGCCAATGGTGAGCTCTCCTTCTGTACACCTTGCATCAACTGCAATGTTCGGAATATCGCCTTATTTAACATCTATGAGGGATTACGCTACAGGGAACCCAATGCCACAATTCCAAAGAACTGTAAAGACCATGGAAAACTCTATTCAGCAAATAGGAGCTAATACTGCTCAAGGATTGATGGAGATTAACCCATTAGTAGGAAGTGGATTTGAGGCTGCTGGACTAGACTTCAAACCAAACTACTCTAAGGAAGACGAAGATTCTCAAAGATGGTTGGGGATGTTGGCTGATATGGCCTTCCCTAATGCTACTAAACCACATATTGATAACGAGAAGAGAGCTAAACAGCTAGCTAACGAAAGAAAGAAAACTGAAAGACAATACAGAAGAGAGTCTGGAGAAAGAACATCAGGTAGAGGAAGTGGTGGATTAGGTGGTGGAGGATTAGGTAGAGGTGGTTTAGGAAAAGGAGGATTATAAAAAATAATTTTGTAGAATAAAATACTTTTGTATTTTTGTGTAGCAAATCCAATAATGTAGTGCGATATATTATTGGGCATTGCCCGCTCCTTAAAGAAGAGCATGTAAAGGCCCATCAATCGCACTTGGTGGGTTTTTTATTGGACGTATTCAAAGCAATATGGGTACTGCGACTGAAGATAGTCATAGACTATTCTAGGTAGATGCATAAGGACCATCCATTGGAATCTGATATTTAATCTTTTAAATGAATGGTATTCTTTCTAAACTTGCAGTAACCATTCAGCCTCACTTAACGACAACTCATTAACTCAGTGGTAAGAATAGCGAGTTATATTCCTTACAGGGGGAGGGGGTATAACTTGCATTTTACTTACCTACTTACTCCAATCTTCTAATCTAGTGGTAAGTTTATAGTCGTGGATTTTTGTTATATTTGCGTAAATAGTTTAGCATGGCATTTACAGCGAGTTATACAGTTAGTCAGAGTGTATCTGGTAGTTCATTAACTATAAACGATACCTCTAGTTATTCATCAGAGGGTAAAGGAACATTTAGTTCCAGAAGATTATACCTATACAAAGTAGATGGGACTACTGTTAAGTTCCCAGCAAATAGTTCTACTGATTACATAGACTTTAGCTTTGCTTCTTACCCAAGTGATTCAATCACTGTTACAGGGTTTACAAAAGACCTAGCATTGAGAATAGTTATGGTGCTTGTATCTACTAGTCCTCAAGGTGGAAGTACCTATACAAAAGATAGTATTGTTACAATGGTTGGCTTTACCAACAATCAAATATATGTAGCTTGTCAGATTCTTGCTACAAATCCTGCTAAACAAAACGATGCTAACTTTGTAAATTCTTTGTTAAAAATAAACAGAGAAAAAAATATTGCTATAAATGCTGGTACATATAGCGACCAATTTGCATCGCAATCAGCATTAGACAGAGCTAACGCTATTATTCAAAACGCTAATATTAGATTCTAATGTATACTAACGCACAGGTTACATCCATATTACAATATGCTGATATCACTTTGTATCTAGGTGCGCAAGACTTAGAAAAAGAGAAGTATTATAATTGGGTAGACGAAACACTAGAGTTAGACATGATTGAGGTATTTACAGAGTGTGTTCGTTTTTTCAACCGTATTATTTAGGCACAAACGCCTATGATTTAACAGTAAATTATTTAAACACCTTAATAGGTAGATGGAAAGCTCAGGCTGTAGAGGTGTCTGGCAATACCCAAGGGATGATTGCTGGACAATCTTCTACTACAACATTAGTACCATCATCTGTATTAAGATTAACCTATACAGCAACAGGAGGAGAATTATCTGTTACATTTAGTGCCGGTATAGGAAGAAGTTGTTATGACTTAACAAGGGGTGGTATCGATGTTCAAAATATTTTAACATACGGAACTCCAGCTAGCGGAAATAATGATATATTATGGGTAAGCTCAACAGGTGTTGTTACATTTGGTAGAGCATTATCAGCAGGGGAGTTCATAGCAATATACTTACAATAATATGAGCCAACAAGGATTCTTTACAGGTGATGTCAAGATAAGAAATGAGAATGGTGTATTAGTAGCAAACAATGGTATTGTAACTGCTACTAGTGGTATTACCTCTGGTACCTCAGGTACAAGCGGTACAACAGGTACATCAGGTACGTCTGGTAACGCAGGTACCTCTGGTAGAAAAATAGACACATTTATTGCGCAGGCAGGTAGAACAGTATTCACCCCTTCTTTGGGTTATGCTACTGGCCTTATAGATGTCTTTGTTAATGGTGTAAAATTATCAGTAGCTGATTTTACTGCAACTGATGGTATTAATGTTGTTCTTAACACACCTGTTCAGGCAGGCGATGTTGTTGAGTTAGACAACTTTATTTCATATTATGTTCCCCTAAATGGTACTAATGGTACATCTGGTACAACGGGTACCTCTGGAACTACAGGTACATCAGGGACGTCTGGCACCTCTGGTACTTCAGGAACCACAGGAACGAGTGGAACCTCAGGCACAACAGGAACAAGTGGAACGACAGGTACTAGCGGTACGAGTGGTACCTCAGGTTTAAAGGGAGACAGATATTTTTCTTTATCTACAAGTACATTTACCCTAGGTGGTGCAGGTAGTATTACAGTTTCTCCTGACCTGTCTTACTCTCCTGCGCAGCCAATTATTATAGCAAAAGACAATACTAACTATCAGCAATCTGAGGTAACAAGTTATAATTCTACTACAGGTTTATTAACCTTTAATGCCCCATCAGTTGTGGTTGGTAGTGGAACATATAGTTCATGGAGTGTTAACCTTATTGGTAAGGCAGGTTCTTCAGGAACAAGCGGAACATCTGGTTCAAGCGGTTCTTCAGGTTCATCATCTACCTCTGGTACTTCAGGTACAACAGGCACTAGTGGTACGTCTGGAACTTCTGCGACAGCAGGAACATCTGGTATTGATGGTACTAGTGGAACCTCAGGAACTACTGGGACTTCTGGTAGTAGTGGTACCTCAGCAACCTCTGGTACTAGTGGAACAACAGGTACAAGCGGAAGCAGTGGTAGTAGCGGTAGTAGTGGTTCATCAAGCACAAGCGGCACAAGTGTACTACAGGAACCTCAGGTTCTTCTGGGACATCTGCAACAGCAGGTACGAGTGGTACAACTGGAACGTCTGGTACAAGCGGCACTACAGGGACTAGCGGTAGTTCAGGTACAAGTGCAACAAGTGGAACGAGTGGGACATCTGGTACATCGGGTACTACGGGAACAAGTGGTACTACGGGTACTTCTGGTTCTAGTGGTTCAAGTGGTTCTAGCGGAACAAGCGCAACAAGTGGTACTAGTGGAACCTCAGGAAGTTCAGGTACAACAGGAACGTCAGGTACAACAGGAAGTTCTGGTACATCAGGCACCTCGGGATTAAATGGTATTTCTGGTGGACAGGTATATTGGATTAACCAATCAGTAACACCTAGCCCTGCGGTAAACTCATATAAACAACTTTCTCCAACTCCAACAGCCGCAGCTCAGCAATCTGTTGCAAATACAGTAGCATCAGGTGCTTCTCAGGTATTAGCTACCTATATAACTGATGGAGGAGTTCCAGGGTTGACAAGTTTACCAGGAGGAAACTGGAGTTTCACAACTCACTATAATTTAGGTAACGTAAATGCCACATTCACAGTATTTGGTAAAATATATAAATATAGTAACGGAGGAACAAGTACCTTATTGGGTACAACAAATAGCGTTGACATAGCGTATAGTAGTATTATTCAGCAGGTATATTGCGACACATTTGTGAACGCACAATCATTAGTTTCTACTGATAGAATATATGTAGAATTATGGGCGACTAATACCTCTAATCAATCTCATACAATAACATTCTATACTGAAGATGGTTCGTATTATTCATATGTACAAACTACCTTCAATGCACCTTCAGGAACATCTGGTACTTCTGGTAACTCTGGTACTTCAGGAAGTTCTGGAACTTCAGGTACAACAGGTAGTTCAGGAAGTAGCGGAACATCAGGTAGTAGTGGTTTAAGTGGTTCTAGTGGTACGACAGGTACAAGTGGTACTTCGGGCACAACAGGAACATCGGGTACTACTGGTACATCTGGAACTAGTGGAACGTCTGCAACAGCGGGCACCTCAGGTTCTTCTGGTACCTCTGGCACAACGGGTACCTCTGGTACGTCAGGAACAGCAGGTTCTTCAGGTACTTCTGGTGGATTGTTATCACCAAGTAATTATGTAGTTCAGGGTAAGCTGAGTGCAAATCAGTCTATTCCTAATAGTTCTGACACAATAATTCAGTTCGTAAGTGATTTTGACCCTAACAGTTGGTTAAATGGTTCTTATCAGTTTAAGCCAAATGTTGCAGGTTATTATAATGTTTATTTTGGTGTTTGGTTTGAGGCATCAGGTAACACTTCAGCTTCTAACCAATTCAACGCACAAATAAGAAAGAATGCAAACCAAATAGCGATAGGGCAGTTCCCATTAACAAATACAATAGGACAAACATTAGATTTAACTAAGATTGTTTATTTGAATGGTTCTACTGATTATATTGACTTTACTGCCTATCAAGGTTCAGGTACATCTAAAAATATATTACAAGGAAATACAACAGGTTCTGGTACCTTCTTCTCAGCCTCTTTAATAGTAGGTGGAGGTACATCAGGAACGACTGGAACAAGCGGTACAAGTGGTACTAGTGCTACCTCTGGAACTAGCGGTGTTAATGGTGCAACAGGGGCAACGGGTACAAGCGGTACCTCAGGTACATCAGGTATAAATGGTTCAAGTGGTAGCACGGGATTAAGTGGTACTAGTGGTACATCGGGAACCTCTGGTTCTTCGGGATTAACTGGAGCAAGCGGTACCTCAGGTTCTTCAGGCATATCTGGAACTTCAGGTTCTTCTGGTGTTTCTGGTACATCAGGTACTTCAGGAGGAACAGGTTCATCAGGTTCTGCTGGTAGTTCTGGTAGCTCAGGAACGAGTGGTACTAGTGGTATATCAGGCTCGTCTGGTACAACTGGTACGAGTGGTACTACAGGCACATCTGGCACTAGTGGTGTGAACGGCACAAGCGGAACTTCTGGTTCATCAGGTACGACAGGTACCTCTGGAACAAGTGGTACGAATGCTTACTTCAGTGGTACTGCAAACAAGATTGCTAAGTTTACAGGAACAGGAACTACAATAGGGGATTCTGCATTAAACGAAACAACTAGTTATATAAATTTTGCTACAAACTTTTACTCATATTTTACTGCAAGATTCGGCACTAATGGTGGTAATATAATCTACAACAGTGGTACAGGTACAAGCTTTATTTTAGCTGAAACTGCAACAAACGTATATACAATAGGTAGCAATGCCTCAGCAGGGGGTGTACCTACGAATGTGCTTACAATGAACACAAGCACAGGTAACGTTGGTATAAACACAAGCCCAGATAACACTATTAAATTTTATGTGTCTGGTACCTCAACCTTCACAGGTGCCTCTACCTTCCAAAGTTCAGTTACTGCTAATTCCTTTGTTAAGTCAGGAGGCACATCAACTCAGTTCTTAAAGGCTGATGGTTCAGTAGATTCAACAACCTATGTGCCAACAACAAGAACAATCACAATTAACGGAACATCGCAAGATTTAAGTGCAAACCAAACTTGGACTATCCCAACTTCGGTAAACGCAACAAATACACAAGACTTTACTGCAACTGCTGGACAAACAGTATTCACTGTAACTGGAGGTTATACTGTTGGGCAATTAGCAGTATTCTACAATGGTTCTAAATTAGCTACCTCAGAATATACTGCAACCAATGGAACATCATTTACTTTAGCTACTGCGTGTCAGGTTAATGACATAGTACAAGCGGTTGTATCAGTAACTGGTGGTGGTGTAGGTGGAACAGGTACAACAAACTACCTACCTAAGTTTACAGGTTCAGGAAGTATTGGTAATAGTTCAATTACAGATGATGGTACTACGGTTAATGTAGGCTTGCCAATAAATTTAAATGGTGGAGCAGTAATTTCAAGTTCAGGACAGCCACAATTACAGGTTATTTCAACAGCCAATGCGGTACTTAGGGTTCAATCTCCATCCTCAACTTATACTTCCAGCTTGCTTTTAACAGCAGGTGCAGGTAATCCTTATGGTGCAATAACATATGATAACTCAAGTAATTTCTTATCCTTATTAAGTAATAGTTCAGAAAGAATGAGAATTACCTCTTCTGGTAATGTAAGCATAGGCAACACAAACGATACATACAAACTTGATGTAAATGGTACTGGTAGATTTACTGGAAATGTTATTGTAAATAATCTTGGTATTGGTGGTCAAACAATAAGGTCATCATCTGCATTAAAAGTTATAGAATCAAATAACTGGGTAATTGAAGATAATGGAGATTTTGGATTTAAGTCAAATTCATACTATAATGGCACTAATAATGTTTATATAAATTCAGCGGCTGCTACAAGATTATATGCTGGTAATGGTGCATTTGAATTTTATACTGCTCCAAGCGGAACTGCTGGTGCAACAACTACTTTTACATCAAGATTTTATATAGGTAATACTGGTAATGTAGGTATTGGAACAACTACCCCACAAGCATATCCAAATTATAGAATATTACATATAGCAGGACCCGCAACCAATGGTAGTGGATTAATATATCTAACTAATAGTAATAACTCTGTTGTAGGTTTAGCTTATGCAGAAGGAACAAATTCAAATGTAACATTTGGTTCTCAAACAAACCACCCAGTAAGATTCACTACTAACGATACTGAAAGAATAAGAATTTATACTGATGGTAGTACTTCTTTAGGTTTTAATACCTCAACAAGTAGAGGCTATGTGCTTAATGTTGATAGTGGAGGAAGTTTCTATGCAATGGAAATTAGACAAAATACTTCTTCATCCCCAACATGGCCTGCATTAACTATAACTCACGAAGCAACTAGTGGTACTAGACAAATGGTAATTTTTAATGTTGGTGGTATTGGAACTGTTGGTAAAGTAGAATCTGATAATACTACAACATATTACAGAACATCCTCAGATTATAGACTTAAAGCAGATTTAAAAGATTTTAATGGTTTGAACATTTTATCTAATATCAAAGTTTATGATTATAAGTGGAAAAATGAAGAAAATAAGAGAGATTATGGTGTTATAGCACATGAATTACAAGAAGTTTTACCACTAGCTGTTGGAGGAGATAAAGACAATATTAAAGAAGATGGTACTATTATTGCTCAAAGTGTAGACTATTCTAAAATAGTCCCAGTATTAGTAAAAGCAATACAAGAATTAGAAGCAAGAATTAAACAATTAGAAAACAAATAAAACATGGGGTTAACACAAAAGCTGGGAACAATCCCTCAGGCAGTCTTTACAGACTCATCTAATAACGTAGGTATAGGAGGAGCACCATCAGGTAGCTATAAGTTTGATGTAACTGGTACTGGTAGATTTAC